AGACGAAGCATTGCCCGGCGACACATTCAACTTAAAATTAACAGCATTCGCGCGACTGGCAACTCCAATAAAACCAATCATGGACAACATGTATATGGAGACTTTCTTCTTCTCCGTACCAGTACGCCAGATATGGGAAAACTGGGAAAGATTCAACGGAGAACAAGATAACCCGCAAGATTCAACGGACTTCCTGGTACCGATAACTAACCTAATAGGAACAGTAGACAATGTCGAAGGCTCACTATGGGATTACATGGGTATTCCAGTCGGTGTTGATATATCAGTTAACAGCTTGCACTCTCGTGCCTATAACCATATCTATAACAATTGGTTCAGAGACCAAAACCTCAAAGCAAGAGCTCCATTCACGGTCCTCGACGGCCCAGATACAGCAGCTAATCACGTCGTCCTCAGACGAAGAAAAAGACCAGATTATTTCACTTCCTGTCTTCCCTTCCCACAAAAAGGAGCAGACGTTACAGTCCCGATCGCAGATCGGGCAGAAGTAAAGATCGATACAGTAGCGACAGCTGGACCAAACATAACAGCAGTAACAGACACCGGCTTTCAGTCAGACATGAAAACAGCCGGATCAGAGTTAACACTAGGAACACAAGACCTAACAGGATATGCATTATATGCAGACCTGGCCGGTGCAACCGGCATAACAATAAACGACCTGAGGGAGTCATTTCAGGTACAGAAACTACTTGAACGTGACGCCAGAGGCGGCTCAAGATATCCGGAAATCATAAAATCGCATTTCGGAGTAACAGATCCACAAATGCTCGTATTACAGCGCCCCGAATTTCTCGGAGGCGGCTCGAGCAGAATAAACATAAGTCCAGTGCAACAAACATCAAAGACAGATACGGGTACGGACCCGAGTGCACAAGGAAACTTAGCAGGATTCGGAACAGTGAGCCTAATGGGACATGGCTTCACAAAATCATTCACCGAACATTGCGTAATAATAGGCATCGTAAACGTACGAGCCGATCTAACATATCAACAAGGGCTCAACAGAATGTGGTCAAGAAGAACCAGATTCGATTATTATTGGCCCGCACTATCACACCTGGGAGAACAGTCGGTTCTCAACAAAGAGATATTCGCTGACGGATCAGCAAACGACGAACTGGTATTCGGATACCAGGAACGATACGCAGAATATCGATACAAACCATCACTCATCACCGGAAAGTTCCGGTCAGTAGACCCAGCAAGCCTAGACGTATGGCATCTGTCCGAAGAATTCGGTTCAGTACCTTTACTGGGTTCACCATTCATAGATGATAATCCACCTGTAGACCGCGTAATAGCGGTCCAGAGTGAACCACACTTCCTATTCGACGCATACATAGACTTACGATGCGTGAGGCCTATGCCTCTATACGGAGTACCTGGACTCATCGATCACTTCTAACCTGGTTAACAAATGGCAGGACTGTTCGCAGCAATAGCACCGTTCATACCCTCAGCAATATCAGCTGTAGGGTCGATTCTTGGTGGTCGAGCCCAAGACCGCGGTCAGCGGGCAGCAAATGCATCAAATGAGCGTATTGCAAAAGAAAACAGAGACTTCCAGGAGAGAATGTCGAGCACAGCATATCAAAGGTCAGCAAAGGACCTATCAGCAGCCGGGTTAAATAGAATCCTGGCATTAGGGTCCCCGGCAAGCACGCCATCAGGCGCCACTGCAGTAATGCAAAATCCCAGAATGGGAAAAGCGGAAGCGCTAAAATATGGAACATCATCAGCATTACAAGCAAGAATTGCACAGGGGCAATTCAAATTACTAACATCACAAATAAATAACGTAGATAACGCAACGTTAAAACTACAATCAGAAACGTCATTAACAAATTCAAGAGCCGTAATAGAAGCCGAAAAGGCGAAAATACTATCGGACTCAAGTTTCAATATAAGATCATTACTAGAAGAATTTGGAATCAAATTCAGGGTTCCAGATAAACCCGAATATAAATATGATCCAAAATCTGTATCACCAAGAAAACCACCGGTAGAATAAAATGGAAACTCCAATAGTAAGATCACAATACTCACCTCGAGTACCGTTCATTGCAATGCATGACGGAGTAAAAATTACACAGGACCACTTCAGAGATGAAGTGGACATAAACAATATAATAGCGAAATTCGCGGAAACGGGAGCATTCCCCATCGCAAATAGGCAAGCCGAATACGGCTATGCAACATCACAAACATTCACAGAAGCGATGCAAACAATAGCGTCAGCAAAAGAAGAATTCGCAAAATTACCATCAGAAGCAAGGGCTCATTTCTTAAATGATCCCGCTGCATATCTGGACGCCGTTGGCGATCCAGAGAACAGAGAGCTATTCCAAAAACTAGGATTATTGGAAGTAAATAAGCGAACAGGAGAAACACAGGAGGAAAGGCGAAAGCCGGGCTCTACTCCCTTAGAGCCCCCTCTTGTACGAAAAGAGGAAACTCCTGAAAAAAAAGAGGAAACTCTTAAAGCCCCATAATAAAGCAGACTAATGATCTGCTATTCACCGATACGATAGTACTAGAGGTGGGGGCAAAGACACTGTATAACTTGTCCTACAGTGTCTTAGGTGGTGACCCACTAAAAAGATGAAGTATTAAAGGCTCTGCACTGTTCCACGTGAAACAAATGCTTGAGGGAGCAAACATGAAAAAATTAGAAACAAGAACGGCGGACGATAGAGATATCGACGACCATCTACCTCCATCAAAAAGAGGCTTCAAAAAATACGGAAAGGGAAACTTAAAAACAGGAGAACAGTACACATGGCCAGACGAAGAAAAATGTCCAGAAAAAAATCACGAAGATCCTTCAAAAGAGGAACAAAATCACACAGAAGAAATCGCCTTACTACTCAAAGAGGCGGTGTCGCGCTATAACAGAGAATCGATGGGCATAATACGGGCCCTGAAAGCTGAAATATTAGGTCATAAAAGACACATCGAAAGATTACAATCAAAAGCACGATATGTGCAAATGATGGAAAAATGACCTGCTTCGTACCAATAAAAGCTAATCGATCACCTGATGGCAAGATAACATTCCCGACAGGAGCCGGGTATAGAATAGGCGATATAGAGTTGCCATGCGGACGCTGCAACGGATGCAGAATAGCTAAATCAAAGGAATGGGCCATACGGTGCGTACATGAAGCTAAAACTCACAGTAGCAACGACTTCATCACTCTTACTTACAACAACGATCACCTACCTAGTGATCACGGTCTACACCACCTACACTTTCAGAAGTTTATTAGAAAACTTCGAAACAGAGTCAACGACGATAAAAAAAAATTCCTCGATAATAAAGAGCTCAATCCCGAATATACAGAAATCCGCTATTACATGTGCGGAGAATACGGGAAAGCAACAGAGGAAAACGATTACATCGCAAGACCTCATTTCCATGCAATCCTGTTTGGATACCAATATCAGGATAGGAAACCTCATGTCGTGCGCAGAGGTCATCAAACGTATCTTTCCGAACTACTCAGCCAGGACTGGGGAAAAGGATTCATAGAAACCTCGGACGTAACATTCAAATCAGCGGCATACGTCGCAAGATACATAATAAAAAAACAGAAAAAAGATTCAGAGAATCTAACAATATTCTCACCGGAAACGGGAGCAATAACCGGTCAAAGAATACCGGAATATACACATATGTCGTTAAAGCCCGGTATCGGGCAGAAATACTACTACGACAACATAATGGACATCTTTCCAGGAGACTTCGTAATGATAGAAGCCGGAAGAAAACTGGAGGTTCCAAAATACTATAAAGAATCACTCAAAAGGGAGCACCCGATACTGGCAGAAAAACTACGATTAGCGAGAGTAGCAAGAGCAAAAGAATCAAAAGACAATACACCCGGAAGACTCCAGACCCGGCAATACATCCAACAGTTAAAAATAGACAAACTAAAAAGGGAAATATAATGCTTGAATCCATATTCACAGTATATGACGAAAAAGCGCAAGCGCACCTACAACCATTCTTTTCACATAATTCGGCGTTAGCCGAAAGAATCTTTATGGACTGTATAAATAACCAGGACCATAGATTCAGCCAGCACCCATCAGACTACACGTTATTCCTACATGGGTCATTCGAGAACACAGACGCGTCATTTACATTACAAAGCGCTCCTAAAATGCTCGGTAATGGGGTACAGTACATACAGGTACCCAATAACGAGCAAATAAAAGATGAAAAACCGCAGCGTGATGACGCACCGCTTCGATACAACGCCTAGCGCAAATATACCAAGATCGTCATTCGATCGTACATCGGGATACAAAACAACATTCGACGCCGGGCTATTAATACCATTCTTCGTAGACGAAGCATTGCCCGGCGACACATTCAACTTAAAATTAACAGCATTCGCGCGACTGGCAACTCCAATAAAACCAATCATGGACAACATGTATATGGAGACTTTCTTCTTCTCCGTACCAGTACGCCAGATATGGGAAAACTG